ATTATACCACCAGCGACGATGCGTCAGGTACAAATTCCTCGAGATACCCGGACCGGACCAGGGCGTTCAGGTTGGTGCAAGGGACTCGTTTCCCGTCGACCTTGGTCGCCAGGTCGGATTCGGTGATGACCTGGCCGCGCCGGAGAGGTTTGGCCCCTCCAGCTCGGGTCCAGGTTCGCCGGACCTTGAAAGCTTTCTCAGCTACCATAGTGAATCACTCGACCGCTCCATTGAAGAACACGCCCGCGTCGGCATCGACCACTTTTTGCGTGTAGCACATAATGCCCTGGGCCTTGTCCACCATGGTCTCTTCGTCGGAGATTCTCCGGACAGCTACGTCATAGCCGCCGCCGATGTTCCGGCCCACTGCCTTGTAGGCGAAGGTATATCCGGCACTCATGCTCTGTTTCCGTGGAACAGGGTTTACGTACCCCAGCCAGGCATGCTTTCCATACATCTCGGAAAGAGCTTCGGTTGCGCCCTCGTTGCTGGTCATATGGACGGCTCCACCGACGTAGATGTTCTCGATATCCAGAACCGCGCCGATCATATCCAGGTTCAGTACTCCCTCGCGGGCCATGTACCTCTCCAGGAAGAGAGGATGGTCCACCAGCGTGTCTGCCACCTCATCTGAGAGGATCAGGGTGTTGGGCTTGATTCCGATCCGGCCCTTGATCGTCCTCTTCAGAGTCTTGATGGTTGTGATGGGGTCGCTGTGCTCGAAGTCTGACCAGTAGGTGAACTGGTTAGGACCAGGGCTCGTAGAAGACACGCCGGTCTGGTCGGTAGTCCAGACGGAGGTCTTGAAGAACGACTGGACGAACTCATACTCTCTGTTGAGAAGGAGAGCTTCGGTCACGATTTCAGACGAAGCCTGCTCCAGGTCCAGAGCATCGTCGCCCTCATCCAGCATATCCCATCGCATGGGCTGGCTGAATGCTCGATAGAGGCATTCATAAGTCGGCGTGTGGTCTACATCGAAGTCCCCGGTTGGCAGAGGCGTGCCTGGAACCCACATCTTGCCCTTCATTCTGAGGAAGGTGTCTTTGCCCCACTTCCAGTACGATCCGGTCCTAGAACCGACCGGAACTACCGGAAATACCTTGTCTGCGATAAAACCCATCTGGTTCTTGTATGCCTGGGAGAAGTTGGTCAGAGCAGCATCGTACTTGATATCGTTCAGCCCAGCGCCCTTCTTGATCTCGATATTTGGAAATTTCATTAATTCTCCTGAATTTAGACGTTCAGCTGGTTCCTGCCGCCGACGCAGTTCACCAGAACAGTAGCGATCTCGTCCTCGCCGGACGCGCCCAATATGCATCTAGCGGGGGCGATGTCCATGTCGGTGGTCTTGGCGGTTCCTCTTGCATTTGCGTCAGTGCCCACCTGATCGCCTCGCGTCAAGCCGCCGCTATCGGACTTGAGCCGTGACATGCCGAACACCATCACGGAACCCACCTGACCGGATGTGGGCTTGTCCTGAAGGATACCTATGGGATCGTCCGCCGCATTTTTGCATGCCTCGATGGTGTCATCCGCGCTGAGTGCGACCCATTTGTACTGGTATGTGGATAGATCTTCGCCAGCCACAAACGACAAAACCAGATTCCCGTAGCTGATAGATTGCTGTTGAGTCATTGTTCAGGCCCCCCTTGTCTCGGTCAGGTAACGACCATAGAGTTCTCGGTCCGCATTGACTACCTTCGTCCAGGCAGAGGCAAAATCCGTGTCCATGCCCTTCTCGACCCGCTCCTTGGCCATCTTGTTGATCTCCGCAAGAGCGGTGTTGTCGTCAGACTCCTGTGACGTCGACTTGCCCAGCTCCCTGAAGAGCGCGCCCTTCTCGATCTGTTCACTCATAGCCTTCAGGATGGGTTCCAGTTCGGCCCATGCCTCGGGAACCTTCTGGGCAATCTCTTTGGTGATCAGAGCGATCTTGGCAGGATCTCCTGCATGCGGATAGCTTTTCTCGGCCTTCTCGATATGCTCCTTGAGGATGCGCTGGGTTTCGGCCTTCTCGAGCCGCTCTTTGGTTGCATGGTTCTCGGCTTCCAGATCGGCTATCCTCTTCTCCAGCATGACCTTCTCACCAGCGGCTTTCTCAAGATCCTGGACCTGTTTTTCCAGGGCTTCTCGCCGGGTCTTCTCCAGATCAAGCTGCTTTTCGATACTTTCCTGGCCAGAAAGCACAGGATTTCCTTCAGAGCCTCCCGGCTCAGTATTGGTTTTCATTTTACCGTCCATTGATTTGAATAATAAGAAAGTTTTGTTATTGGCACCGCGTGGAACAAACGATACCTCTCTAACCACGAGATTATACAATCTCTTCGGCATTCGCCTCGCCTCCGATACTGAAGCCCGTGTACTCGCCTGTCACAATCTTATCCCAGAGATCGACGTTGTAGACCTTGACAGCCATCACCCAGCTCCCAGTTTTGACAATCTGTCCTTCGAGCTCAAAATCTACTGGAGCGATGTAGTTCTGAACTACCCGCGCGTCAGCAACATATTCGTGGCAGTCGCATATAGACTGGTAGTTCAGCATGAAATCATTGCAGGCGTTCTCGATCTCTTCAGCGGAGATGATATCCCCCTGGAGGTCTTCAACGTCCGGCTCACTGACCACCCCATAGACGATATGCTTTACACTATCGGCCTTTTTGATGCCTACAGCTATTTGTTTTTTAATTCGTTGCATTCAGAACTCCTCAAAAAGATGATCGTGGATAGATTTTGACCAGAACAATGCTGCACCGACACCGAGGATGCAGTGGCGGGCCGATATCTCCCCATGGGAAAGTCCCCCCGATGGGGCAGGTCTCGCCGTTGATCGCCAGGCACCGGTCACAAGTTCTTTTCTCCACCGAAGCCAGCCAAGCCAGCTCGTACTTTTCCCGGTCGATGATACCCCGGTCTGCTGCCTGAAGAGTATCGTGATAGAACCCGGCATTGGCCGCGCCTATTGTCTCCGTTCTGGCTATCGTCTCAGCCCGGTCTTTCAGCAACCTTTTGGCGTACTGGCCAACCAACTTGTCGACCTGCTGAGGTGAGTATGTCCCACCATCTGCCAGGCCCTGGCGATAATTGATCAGGGCCCGAGATCTCCTGGGATCAAGACCGACGTGGTTCCTGATCAGTTTGGCCGTCTGCTGAGGGGTGACCTGGTTTTTGAAACTGTCCAGGATCAGACCTCGTATGGCCTCCCGGCTGTTGGACGAAACGTATTTCACCCGATATGCAGAGAACTTCTTGATCCAGTCTAGGCTGTTGGGATAAGTTATGTCCCAGCCAACGGCAGCCCCGAAGGTGGTCGAGAGTTCGGCTGAGGTAGCTACCCCTGCCGCACCAAACACATCGAAGAGCAGCCCGTTCATCCTCAGCAGTTCGGCATCGAACTGGTCCCAGGCTAACTGTTCTACCAGAGGGTCCACGCCGTAGCCATCGAACTCCGCCAGGGCCGCTGTTATGCGGTTCCATGCAGTCTTCTCATCGACCGCACCAGCCGCATCCAGGATGATCTTCTTCAGCGCCGGGCTGCTCTTATCTGCTATGGCCCGGATTTTCTTATAGAAATTCGGGTCTTTGGTGGCTGGTTTCATCGGGATATCTCTGCGATATGTTTTTCATACAGGTCAGGGCGGCTTTCCCAGATCATGGTGAGGGCCCGGCTCTTGTCTGTGGCCTCACCGGCGCGGACCATCTGCTCAGCGAGAGCCTCTGCCTCTTGGGTGGCGGCCATGCTAGTCTGCTCAGGATAGTCATTGTGATAGGCATCTACCAGTCGCAGGTTAACCGATACCAGGAGCCCATCGAGGTCTTCCGCCAGTGACCGATCAAGCAAGGCAATTTTTCTCACCAGTTCGGCCACCAGAGCAGGATCGCCTATCAGAGGATACCTCGACCGGGCCTGGCCCAGGAACTCTGCTTTCAGGGCCAGATCTCTCAGTTTGGCTTCGGCCTCTTCCCTCCGGGCCCGTTCTTCGTCCAGCTGGGCCTTCAGGCTTTTACTCTTCGCCATCGCCTTCGCCTGCCTCCTCAAAGTTTATCTCCGGCATCCCCAGTTCGGACAGAACCCAGTTCTCCAGGGATCCGCCCGGAGATGGGAATAGAGGCATCCCGGCACCGGACAGAGCCTGTATTACAGTGGCCAGTTTGCTGGGATCGACCCGCTTAACCTCCGAATGTACGATGGTGGGATAATCACCGCTTCTGCGACCATTGAGGGCCATCAGACGGGGGATGGCGTGGTAGCTCATCACTTCGGCAATCTCATCCAGGTAGCCGGTCACGGCCATCGAGAAGTAGTCGGTCTTGTCCTGGCTTAGGGCATACGATCCGCCCGCCTTCTGGACTCCGAGCATCATGAATTCGGCCAGGACGGATTGCATCATCCGGGTTTCGTGCCGCTGGATGGTCTCGCTTGTGTTCGGCCCGACCTGACGGCTCGCGCCCTGCAGCAGAGTCAGGTCGTACTGTTTTTGGCCTTTTTCGTCGTACGACAGAGGCATTAGGATTCCATCTTTTGTATGCCTCTTCAGGCCCTTCACCAGGTTGCGGAACGTGTCTCTTGCCTGAATCAATGCGGCCCGGTCGGGATCATTCGCCGGGGGAGCTGCCACCTTGGGAGGGACCCATGCTACTGCGATACCTACCGCGTCTTTCTCTATTCCAATGGCTTCGAAGCGTTCGATGTTCACTTTGTAATGCCACGGGCTGTAAGCATTTCTCAGGACAGATCTGCCTTCGGGGTTGTCCAGGTCTTCGTCGGTCCTGAACAGAAGAGCTTTCTCTATCGGGATGAATGTGGTTCTGTAGTCCGGCGGTGCCTGCTGGATCATACCCTGGAGAGAGCCGTCCGGACCCCACCGCCAGCCTTCACATGTTGTAGCCGATCGGACCGGCAACTTTCGCCAGCCTATCTTGCCATCTGCATATTTCGATCTCTTGGAGCCGTCTTTCTGGTCCGGCCCAAGCCTTCTCTTGTAGACGATCTCATGATAACTTCGGCCCATTGGCAGCATCTCAGAAAGTATTTGGGAGATGAAGGCCTGCCAGGTGTGGCTCATGTCGTACATGCACGATTTCACGAGCTCCGCGTCGTCCAGTTGGTCCGGTTCACCACCTGCGGGTTCCACCCGCCATTTCACTGATCTACAGAACGATTTGATTGCAAAAAGGATAGCACCGATGACGGGATCATTGTCCCTCATCTCTTTGTAGACCTTGATGCCTTTCTTGCCGGACAGGTCACGCAACCATTCTTCAGCGACTTCGTTGCTGAACCGATTGATCCCGGTAACGCCTAGCTCCAGAAATTCGTCAACCATAAAAATCACCAGTTGGATGGGCCGTCAATCGAATCGACAAAGCAAATGGGGGCGGCGCGGGAGGACTCATCTAACACAGCGAAGGCAATTGACATAGCATCCTCAAAATCATCGTGCGTACCCTTCGGGAAAGACAATAGCTCGGACTCGAAAGCTGGGTCCAGGCCCCGGACATGCCAGACCTGACCCAGCTCATACCGCCCCTCGAGCGGCGCGAACCTGCTCACTTTATCCCGGTCTGGTCGGATGCCCCGAACATTGAGCGATGTCTGTGCTGAAATCTGTTGGACCATCGCCTTCTGATATTGGACATCCTCGATGCCCACTATGGCCGGCTGCCATTTCGCCGCAAGCTGTTTAATGAATTCTATTTGCTGCGAGAATGATGCTCTGGTCCTGGCCACTTCCAACACATGGAGATTGCCAGTGGCGTCCCGACCCAGGACGCAGGCAGCGGTATAATCGGCGGTCGCCTTCTCTGAGATTGCGAGATCAACGCCGAGCGCGATTTTGAGGTCTTGTAGTGGAGCATGATCCTCGTATTTTAGCCACTCTCTTCTCACTCTAGCACCCGCGCCCGATACAAACTCGGCCATGAACTCTCTGCGAAAGACAATAGATGGCAGGCTTTCCTTTGCTCTATCGATCTCAGCCGGATCTATGTAGGGATTTGTGTAACTGCTGAACTGCCAACTCTTGACATCCGGATCTTGGCCGGTCTGCCCTAGCAGCCACATCTTATGAAACCACCCATTTTCCACGTTGGGCGTGCTGATGAAGATGGCCGAGCCTTTCCTATCCGCAAGCGCCGGGCGCAAGACCTCTGTCCAGACAACTTCAGGCTGGAAATCCGCTTCGTCCATTATAAGCAGGTCCAAGCCTTCGCCTCTCAGGTTCTCGGGTATTTCTGACGACTTGTACCGTATGAAACCATCGCCGGGAAACAGTATTTGCATCGCCCCCGGTTGAATGGTCACGGGAAAAGGCATCTGTTTAGCCAGCCGTGCGGCCTCTCTGAATCCAAGCATGGCGATTGTATAAGTGGGCGCCACCCACCAAACCCGTTTGCCTTCGTGTGCGGCCTTCACCGCTATCAGGGAACACATTTTAGTCTTGCCCCATCTGCGGCCACATGATAGCACCTTGAACCGGGTCTTGTCCCTAACTATCGAGTTCTGCCTTTTGTGCAGCTTCGGGAGGGTTATCGGGATCGCCTTCCCCTTCCGTTTCGTCAACTTCATCAGCCCACTTCAGCACATATTTTAGGGGCGCATCCTCTTCTCCGCCAATCTTCAGGTGATCGCTCTGGTGCAGGTATTGCTTGCCCAACCAGATCAACATCGTGGGGTTGCCTGCATATTCCCTGGACTCGTCCGGCAGGGCAACTTTGAGTTGGGCCCGCCTAATTGAGATCTTTATGCCGTTGGACCCCCGGTTGATGGCTTCTCTAATGAGCGTATCTTTCCTTTTCAGGCTAGAGAAGTGTTTTGGGGAGTAGTTCAGCGCGTAGGCGATTTCGTACTCGGTGCAACCCAAATTGGCCAATTTCTCTATAAGATTGTAATCGATTATGGGTTTTGGTCTAGGCATTTACATCACAGCGTGCTTCTTATATAATAAACCTGAGTAGTATAGTATGGGCGCGGCGTGGTGCCGGGCCGGGATATGAGGTGAATAAGTATGAAGATAGTCGTTGCAGGGCATAGGTTCGATACCGACAAGGCGAAAAAACATTACAAGCTTGCGTACTGGGACAACCGCAACTGGCATACCGGCCATCTGTGGATATCCTCGAAGGGGGCCTTCTATATGGAAGAGCCTACTCAGTGGTCCAACTATGCTGGGAATTATCGTCTGACCTCGCCGGAAGAGATCCTGGAGAACTACCGGCAATATCTGGAGAGCAGCGAGATTGAAGAGATCTCCGCGTATGTTGAGGGGTGGGAGTAATGCGTTCTGCTGAGCCATCCGAAGCCGCCCGCAAATTCTTGATGCGGGTGGCCCGGCGCACTATCCGGGATAACTCGGTGTTTATATCCAGAGAGACTGGCGAGGTGGTTTCTACCGCCTGGAGAGATAAAAACTCCTGGTTTCCCAGAGAGTCCTTGCCGCAAGGTACTTATGAAATTCATATCGATACGGGAAATCCGTTCTTCAGCTATGAGGATTTGCAGTATTGGATAGATCCGGTTATGCAACGTATCTGGGAAGAGGACGAGATGGAAGAACAGCAAGCCAAAGATCTCGAGGAACTCGCTTCCTACTCGGAAGATATCCTGAAATATCAGTTCGGGTTCTCGGATCGCAAAATAGCAGAACTCCGCGAAAGTACGGTGGGTGCATGAAGCCCCCTGCCCTTATCTCAATGTGTCTCTGCGGCGTCCCTTGCCGCTATCATGGCATGACTCACAAGATGGGTTATCGCCTTTACCGGGAAAAGTTAGTAGCCAAACTCAAGGAAGACTATGAGCTAATCCCGATCTGCCCGGAACTCATGGGCGGCCTGCCGACACCTCGCTGCCCTTGTCAAGTAGCCTGGGAGGGGGATATTCCTCTGGTGACTAATCGCAACACCGGAGCGATCCTGGAGCATGGTGTCAATCTGACTGAAGCCTACCAGGCAGGTGCCAAGTGGGCATGTTGGATGGCGGATGTGTTCGGCGCTAAGAAGGCTTTCCTGCTGAAGAAAAGCCCGGCGTGCGATTCATCCAATGGTGTGGCGGCTCGCGCCCTTGCCGCGCACGGTGTTTATGTTAAGGGCGTATAACTCTTTTTAGCTTTTTTATTATTACTGCCTACTTTTCCTTCGACCGATACTAAAACGTCGCAAACCGCCCTATTAGAGTATAGGGGCGGGGTGTACCGCCTCGGAGGTTACGAAAATGCAAAAGGTTAAGTTCGGCTCTGTAATGCGGTTCGTTGTTGGTAGCGCGGTTGCTTCTCACGTCGGTGGCCGGTCTCGGTCCCGAAAGGTGAAAGCCGATAAGGTAGCCGCCCTCTGTATGATGTTCCAGATGGCCGAGAGGTTGCCCGCCTCCGCTTCGAATATGGATTACTGGTCCAGCCGGATGCCCTACGATGTCTGGGAGGTGGCGGCCCTCGAAGAGAAGGTCAAAGAGAGGGCAGCTAAAAGGCAGGTGGCTTGAAATGCCCCCCTGCTCTTTCTGTGGTGGCAAAGTTCTCCCCGCCAATATCGTCAAAGGTGAGCGGAAACACGCCGTTTGCGCCCATTGCCGCCAGGTGTTGGATGAGTATATGGAAACCCGAGCTGCCGAATACATGGAGTCGGTGCTCAAAGAGAAGCTGGATAACTATGAGCCGCCCGTCGAAGTAATCCAACAGGCTATCGCCGATCACCTCAGCGAGTTTATAGATGCCAAGATGCTGGGGTGGGAAATACAGTTCAAACAGAAGATGGATGAGCTGTACGACCAGACTATTGATGCTCTCCGGGCCGATCTGAAAACCTCTGCCTGCCACCGGGATTCCCCGGATATGCTAGGACTGGAAGATGTGATTACCAAGACAGTCCAAAGGGTGTTCAAAGAGGGCCTTACCTCCTTGAAACCTCAGCCGCTCTCGCGTGGCAAGAAGAAGGCCAAGACTTCTGAGGAGGCGGCTTAAAAAGCCCCTCCTGCTTGCGACCGATAGTAAAACGTCGCAAGAGGGCGTATAAGGTTATAGGGGCGGCGTAGAAGGCCGCCCCCCGAGAGGTGTTACATATGGCAAAGGAAACTAAAGCGCAAATAGCGGCCCGCGAAGAGGCCCGGAAAAGCCTGTTAGAAATACTGAAGCCAGGGGATGTGGTCTATACTCAGATGCACCATGTTTCCAAGTCCGGTATGATGCGGATAATTAGCGCAAAGATCGCCCGCGATAGCGAAATACTGGATATTACCCACGATACCTCCCTGGCGATCCGTATGCCAAGAGATGCCAAGTATGGAGGGATTGAGATGGGCGGCTGTGGTATGGATATGGGATTTGAAGTGGTCTATAGGCTTGGAAGGGCTCTCTGGCCGGAAGGGTTCGAGTGCGCTGGTGAAGGCGATTCCAAAGGCAAAGGCCGCTGTCACTCCAACGACCACTTCAACGGGGATAGGGATTATACGCCGCATCATCACAATGATGGCGGTTATGCGTTGGTGCAGAGGTGGATCTAATGCCACCCTGCCCACACACATTACAATTCTACGATCCATTAGATGGTATTATGAAAGACGATGAGGGATATTACCGGATTTGGTATTGTGCCTACTGCGGGGCGGCCTTCAAGGATCGGGACCTAGATAAGGTGGCCTAGATGGCTTGCATACATGAATACCATTGGCTGAAGGGGTCCTCCCCCTTCTGTGGTTGTGTGGATCTCGATAACTGCAATCCCGCCGCTCATGGTGGTGTTGAAGTCCGTATCCGTTGTCCAAAATGTACCGACACCCGATTGGTGAATATTAACGGTATCGAGGTTGAAGGCATCCCCGAAGGTTACAGCGTGCTTGCCTGTGATGGAACTCCCTTCGACTCCAAAGACGGGAAATTGGGGGAGGTGGAGTAAATGGTAGACCTCTACCAATCCCCTCTCCGCCAAAGGGTAGAGAGCCATGATATGTCCAAGCTCTGCAATGGCACTCCCTGGCTATACTGCCAGTTCTCTGCTATGGCCTGCTGCCACCTGCGAAAGACCGATGGTAAATACGAATGCCAAAAGTATGGCATGTGGATGCCATAATTTTTTTCGCTCGCTGTAAAGCCTTTACCGGGCCGCAGCCCCCTTACCAGCTTGGTATTAAAGACTATCTATAAGTCTAATACTATATAATAAGCGGGTCCGGCTTCGTGTAGTGACCTACATAGGTCGTATTATAGGTCCCCCTGGACTACTACAAGGACGGGCCTGCATATCGAAGGCACGCCCGTTGTCGGTATATAGGGCTCTGCAGGCAGGTATAGGCCGGTATAGGACCGCCGGGGCAGGATTCAACTGTCCTGCGCGTCAGCCACTATCTTATAATCTTCCTCTGCCTCCAGTGCTTCGCCTT